CTCCCGATTTTAGCTAGTATGTCAATTTTCTGTATTGCAAAAGAATTATTATTAATAGTAGATACTACTCCAATTTTTACTACGCTTCCTGAACCTGTGGTGTTTACCTTTGGTGTCTGAATCTCTACACCTCCTGTAAACTCCGCAGTAGTATTAAACTCACTTACATTGTATTCACCGACAACACCCGCTGCTTCAAACTCAAACTGTTGTTTACTAAAGTTATCAGAGTAATCATAAGCCCAGTTAAGGTTTGCTGTAGCGCTACCACCACCAATTACTGTTATGTGAAATTTCTTTAGGAACTTAACAATACCCGGATTACTAAAGTCTAGCTCATTGCTGTAGTAAGACATTTGGTACGTAGCGGCATCATCTAAGTATCCTGCGTACTTAACAACACCTGTAGACAGTCCCATATAGAAACCATCACTAGCAAGCTCATTAAACGCTAAAGGTAAAATACCTGACCATGTAGTCACCCTAAACGAACCATCTTCCATAGGCTGTCTTACGTCAAAACAGTAAGTAGTATTACTAGACGGGAACGTCAACAAGTAAAAAGCATCTTCAGCGCTGTATAAACTCTTAACAGGCAAAGACTCGCTGTTAGACATTTCCATCAGGTCAGTACGTACATTCTTACTAATGTCACGTAAAGGTAAAGACTTCTCCTGTATAAGCCTCCCTAAGCTCATTACACCGCGATTAGATAGGAACAGTATGTCATTACCAGTGGCTTGTATAGAGTCCCTCTCAATGCATCCTACGCCCTCTACGGTGTCCTTTAGGAATATAGTAGAGTCAGCGGAGGCGGGTGCGCCTATAGAGGCCGTCCCTGCACCACCTTGCGCTCCGTCATAAATCAACATAGAGTGCTTGCCAAAGACAATAAACAAACCGTTATGTTCTGTCAACGCTACAATCTCATCGTAGCCTTCAGGCCAGAACTGAGTAAGGTCGATGGAAAAGCTACTTCCTCCTGACCACTGTGTACCGTCTAGTAAGCTAGTTACGTGTACAGTATATTTATCAGTTGCTAAGTCAGCCGCCCAAAGACGACCAAATGCTGACAACACTTCGTTAGCTTGAGGTGCGCCTGAAACTTCAACAAGAGTAGTGCTTCCAGAAACTGACCTAAGAGGCGCATGGCCTGTCTGGAAGAAGTATACGTCATCGTTAAAGGATGTTATCTTCCAATTGTTTGCTGATATAGAGTAGCCACCGGGGAGAGTAACTTCGGCTAGTGTGGTTGTACCTGTGAATATCTTATTGTTACCCACAGAGAACAACGTAGTAACACCACCAAAGGAAGTAAACTCAAAGATACCTTCGATACCTCGGCTACTTCCTAGGACACTACTACCGTTAGTAGACACAGTGTCGTATCCCTTACGCGCCCCTACGCGACCACGCTTGTCAATTACACAATTATCAGCAATGGAAGCAAAGGCGGGATTCATGCCCACTGGAGACTCCTCGGTATTGATACCAAGAAATCCCGGTGCTGCTACTGTTAGATTCTGTAATCGTTGACTCATACGGCGTACCACACTGTTTCATTAGGGAAACGGGCTGCATCGTAAGCAATAGCATCACTCAATGTTAGCATTGCTTGTGCTTGTAATTTAGCAGCTGTAGTGCCTCCAGTTTCTCCACGTTCCTCAACAGCCATTGACTGTGCTAGTTGAATAACAGGTAGCGAAGGGACTTTAATAATATCTTGTGATGTAGTTAGTTCACCACTTCTGTCCACTATGTTAAAGTTAAGAACGTATGCTTTGTCAGGAACAGGGTAGAGAGCGACACCCATAGTATTCGCCTCTTCGTCGTAGCCGGTGTACACATAATTAGAAGGTACAGACTCTGTAGCAGGATTAACAAACTTATCTTCCTGTAAACCTGCTTCAGTACCTAAGTTTACAAAACACTTTTCAGTGCTATTAGTTACTTGTAGAGTACTAAATTCTGATGTTAAGTTGGACAGCAAATAGTCACGTTGTCCCGCTACGGTGTTTGTAATGTCTTCTCTGCGTAAGGCTGACCAGTTCCAAGCGTCCTCTACCGTACGGTTAGCGTCGTTTACAAACTCGCCTATTAGTTTAGAGTACGCTGTAGCATCAGGGGACGTTACTTCGTCCTCCCGCAGCCTACGTAGTACTTTGTTAATTGCTTGTAAATAATTCATTAAATTGTACTCTTAAAAGGGTCATTAGAAAAAGGGTCGTCATATTCAAGTAAAGGTCTATCTGTAATACCTATATAAGAATCTAGTTTAAATTCTGGAAATAAATCGTCAGTTGTTCTACTAGCAGATGGTTTCTTTTCCCAATCAAAATTTAAATCAGGAAACATTTCAGCAACCGCTTTTCTAGCATCATCAATAGCTGAACCTGCGTCTCCTATAGCACCTGTAATAGGGTCTGTTACGTCTCCTACGGCTGAACTTACGTCACCTATAGTATCAGAAACAACATCATCAACAGCAGAACCTGCGTCTCCTACGGCACCTAAAGCAGGGTCAATAACATCTCCTATTTCTGAACTAACGTCGCCAATAGTATCAGAAACAGCGTCATCAATAGCTGAACCCGCGTCTCCTACAGCACCTAAAGCAGGGTCAATAACATCTCCTATTTCTGAACTAACGTCACCTACTACCTCAGAGCCTGCGTCAATAACGTCTTGACCTACCTGTACTGCGGGGTCAATAAAGTCTCCAAAGGCTTCGCTTGCGTCTCCTATTGTACCCAGTACAGGGTCAACATAATTACCAACGGCAGAACCAATGTCACCAATAGCAGTTCCTACAGAACTAAGAGCATCGCCTAAAACTCCCAAGTCAAAGTCAAAAAACTCACCGCCGTCTGGAAGTTCTACACCAAAACCTCCTCCTTCTTTTACATAAGTAACAAAACCATCTTCCACTGCTTGTAGGGGGTCTTCTCCGTCAGCTATTGCATTTATAGAAGTTGTAGCTGCTCTTATAAAATCAGGGTCGTTAGCTAACTCTGGAGGAATGCCTATAGCTTCGAAACTGTTTTGTAACAATCCTGTGCCTGCTGCTACTGCTCCAATAGGGTCTCCATTAGCTAGAGCGTTAATTAAGTTTACAGTTTGGTTGTACCCCATACCGAATAAACCTACACCCTCGGTAGCTGCTGTCGTGGCAGTTGCCGCTACAGGTGCTTGCATTGTCCCCGCAGCTTCTAAACCACCAACAACAATATTAACATAGTCCATGGCGTTTAATGTTTGACCCGTAACTACTTTATAGCCTGTGTATAGTTTTTCAGACGTACCTCCAGTGGTAACAGCGAGCACTGTCCGAGCCATAGGCAAAAGTACATTATTTCGCACGGACACCCAAGATGATACGTCTGCGTCTTCGTTGTTTTCAGTACCTAAGCGAAGACGGAAATTTTCATCTTCATAATTTTCAATGCTGTCGCCGAATACAAAGTTTTGATAATGACCTTGGTTTTGCTCAGGGACTAAAATAACTTGGTCAGAAAAGAAACCGGCACTCGGGCTGTCCACCCACGTATCGGAAACCGCATATAAATTATCATCGTGATGAACGTAGTAAAGGGTATCATCCCACTCCTCCTTGCCTGCCATTAATGCTTGTCCGGCAAGTGCAGAGTATGTTCTACGGTCTATCTCTCCTTCTTCAAAACGGTCATATAAAAAGTTTAACTGTTGGTTTGTAGTACCTGAGTCATATACGTCTGCAAAATCAGCAGAATTTTCTCTGTGTTGTCTATCCCAAGAATCGCGTTGTTCTCTTTTACTCTCGGCTCCGTAGCCTGCGACCCAAGAAGTAAACTCATCATAATTGATATCACCGTTACTGTCTTTTACAGAGTCAGGAACATCATCCATGCTTACACTATAGTCTCTAAGCATCCTGCGTATCATGCCGGCGTCAAAAAAATCAGGATTCGCCTCAAAATACTCAGCAGTACCATCACCCAGTTGAAAATCGTCAGGGAATAAATCGTCAAGCCATGACAAATCTAAGTTATCTAAGCTATAATCTAACGGAATGCCTTCCGCTTCAAATTCCATCAAACTTATAACTTGTTCTTCACTCAGTCCCGTCTCGTCCATACGGTCTTGTACTTCTTGACTAGGCATTACTTAACTCCTTTAGTCTTTTCAACAGTACGCATTGCACCTAAACCAAGCATACCCATAAGTACAGGTAACATAGTAGACAGGTCTATAAGGGGAATGACGATTGTAGAACTGGCAAGAGCCA